AAATCCTTAGGAAAGGAAGCCGACAAGAAGATTGAATGCCTGTGGATGAACTACAACCCCCAACTGACGCTTTTTTGATATGCCAACACGATTGATCAGAGATGCTATTTTGACATCAGGGCGCGTCGCCTCCCTATCCTGGGAAGCGGAGGTGTTCTACCGACGCCTGATGTCTGTGGCAGACGATTACGGCCTTTATGACGCCAGGACGCCCATTCTCCGTTCTGCGCTGTATCCTCTCCAACTCGACAAGATGAGCGAGTGCAATATTCAACGCTGCCTCTCCGCGTGTGAGGCCGCGGGGCTTATTCTGCTTTATTCTCACAATGAGAAGCCATACTTGATGATTCTGGGGTTCGACCAGCAGGGGAAGTCCATGCCCAAATGGCCGCTTCCGAACGGTTACGAAGTGCTGAAAGTTTCCGACAAGAAATACGAACTGCGGAAATTCGTAACAGGTCGTAACGATTCGCCTCAACCCGTTACTTATGCGAATGCGTATTCGGATACGAAGAAACAAGAAAACAATGCAGGGGGAGATAACACGGTGGTTTTTAGTGAGCCGCCCACTGATCCTGCCTCCCCTATCCCGAACCGGGAACGCTTGAACGATGTCCGGGGGATGCGCTGCGCCGACAACCATGCAGACCTGGGATCTTCTCCCGGTGCTGCCCGGTTCATGGCTGCCACCCTTGCAATCAACCCATCCTGGTCCCGGACTTTGCCAACCGCCCTTGAGCAGGCCGCCGCACTTGAGGCTTACCGGTCCGCGCAGGGGCGAGTGACGCCGCGGGATATGGAGATGCTCAAGGCTTACTACGCCAGCGGCTTGACGCATGACCGGAGCAATAAGGCTTTTTGGCGTCCGGACAGCCGTAAAAAGTTTTGGGAGTGCTTCGGCGACGTTTTGACGCATGCCGACAGGTGGGCTAAGGAGACGCGTTGGAAGCCCGTCTCCGCCCGCAAGAAACCGAAACCCGAAGAACCACGGCAGCCGGAAGGGCCCGTTGTGGATACCGACACGGCGGCGGAAGAACTGCGGGAATGGAGACAAGAATTAGGATTGGGAGGTGAGGCATGAAGCAGTCGGAGTTAAAATTGATGTCTATCATGTCTGCTGCTTTTTCACGGCTGAAAATGTCTCCGGTTCAGATAGCCATTCTTTCCTGTATCGGTCTTAATCCCGGCATTCGGTTCGGAGAAATTGCCAACCGCGTTTCCGTATCTTCCAGCCGTCTGTGCTTTCACTTGAATACCCTTTGCGGTGCAGGAGACGTTTCTACCTCCCAATATGGTGGCAGATTCAAAAAAGGTTATTTCCTCACGGCACAAGGGCGTAAACGATTGGAAGACGCGATCACACGAACGATGAAAGATCATGCCTAAGAGAGATAAAACATCTATTGCCACAGAGAAGAAGAAGGAATTTGCCAGGCTCTTGGTTGAGTCAAAATTGTCCAAAGCGGACGCATATCGTAAAGCTTACAAGCGCAAGGACATGAGTAATGACGCGGCCAGTAAGGCGGCTTCTCGTTTGTCCAAAGATGGCGAAGTTTTGCGAATGATTGATGAATTGAATGCCCAGTTGGACAGATCAGCGATTGCCACCAAGCAGGAATGCCTTGAGTTTCTTACTGCTGTGTTGCGTACACCGATTGGAGAAGTAGGAGAAGATTCTCCTTTATGCCAGGAGGTTGCCTACACAGATTCAGGGATGCGCAAGAAGATGCCCGGCAAGATTGAGGCGGTGAGGGAGCTTTCCAAGCTGGCCGGTTACAATGAGCCGGAACCGGTAGATGTTCCCGGCCTGTCGCAGATTGCCGCGGTGCTTGCCGGAACGCAACAGGAGCATCTTGTACATCCTGATAATGGCAAAGCCGCTCCGATTGAGTTTGACGGGATAGATGCCGCACCGGAAGAAAAAGAACACCGCCCAGGGTTAATGGACGGTGTGAAGGATGAACCGTTGGTTTAGGGATGAAATTTTATATTTGATTTCACATAGTTTAACATATCATCCTCACTTTGAAATGGGGAAATAAGAAGATATTTTTCTACAAAATCATCTTTATAGATATTAGAAGGAAAATACTGAAGAACTCTTTCAACATCATCTTTTTTATTTATCATCAATAACGATATATATAAAAGAGATAAAAAATTGGGAGGTATTTGAGAAACCATCATCCATAAATCATTTTTTAAGATATTTCTATAATCCTCATCCCATTGAGAATCCTCTATGATACATATTGTTTTCTTTAATGCCGAATAACAAGTAGAAGCTACAGGAGCCATAATGACTGAATAATGAGAAACTAGAGCAACTTCCTCACCAATTTCTTTATCTGTTGGCATTTTTTCTATATTCCCCTCGAACCAAGATTTTATTGTTAAAAAATGACGTTGATAATCCTTCAAAACATTTATACCTTTTGATTCTTTTTTATCTATTCCGATCATATCGTATAACACACATAAATTTTTTACAGAATCGCGTATTAATCCTGTATAATTAAGAACCATAGAATCTACTCTATCTTTCCTCATTTCGGAAATCTGTTTATTAAAATCATTTTGTTGCTCAAATATTGTATAAATCAATACAACAAATGCTAATCCCGCAAACAAGGCATTTAATCCTCCATACATATCTCCACTGATCCCGAAACGGGAGGTTTCTGGAAAATTGATTCCTTCAAACAACCTGTCCGCTATACCAAGGCTTATCCATGTGATGAAAGGCCATGCAATAAAAAGTACGGAAACAATGATGAGCACGCCACACATACAATTCCGCTTTGAACGTTTCTTTTTTGACAAAGACTTTTGATCTGCCATAGAGGAAAATGTAATCCTTTCATATCCCGATTGTCAAAGTATTTCACTAATCTAACCATGTAGATTTAGTCAAGTTACGGTTGTATTCATCCTTCAGCTTTTTGTTGTAATGATGGTACATGATTCGATGCGCTTTCAACGGAGGCGAGCTTTCTCCTACTTCTGCCGTCCGGGCGGATTTAGATAATTTTCACCGTGGGGCTTCCAGGATTGAGAATCTGGACCTGGGCCAGATGGGCGGCGTTTCCCGGCGCCGCGGGTTCCGGCGCGTGGCTGCCGCTTTGGAGGGTTCCGTGATTTTGCCTTATGTTTATTCCACCAATGACCGTTTTCTTGTGGAGGTGTCTCCTTCCCTGTTGCGCGTGTTGTCTGCCGAGGGGGATGTGGTTGTCTCCCTGCCTTCCGTATGGAGCCAGGACGATGTTTCCTCTTTGCGCCACAAACAGGTGAACAGCATGTTGTTTCTGGCCTGCCCCACGCATGAGCTGATGGTGCTAAAACGGGATGACGAGGGCGCGTTTTCCCTGGCTCCCTATGAGTTTAAGGCCCGCCCCTGGCGGTATGAGGAGTTTCGGGATTTTCCGGTGCGCCTGACGTTGGATGAGGGGTGTTACAGGGTGTCTTTCGGGGATCATGCGTCCGATCCGGATGCGGCGGTTAACGAGGGGGATGTGATGCGCGTCCAGGTGACGGTGCCCCAGCAGACCGGGTTCAGCACGGGGGCCGTGGTTCGCCAGGGTTGGGTGATTGCCAAGGCGTTTACGGCAGCCAGCACTTTCACGGCTGGGAAAAAGCTCTGCCTCAATGAGGGGAGTTATTGGTCCTGGTGGACGTGCGACAGGGATTTTAACGGGGCGGCGGATTTTGTGGATGGCCTGACGTCTCCGGCGGATTATCCGGAGCATTTTCATAAAGGTGTTGTCTGCCACAGTAATATAATTACCTGCAAGGGGAGTTGGACGTTTTATTGTTATAAGGAGTGGTACGGCACGTATGCCGTGGAGCGGCGTTTTCCGAATGAGGATTGGCAGCTGCTTGGTACGTCCAATTCCCCGGTGGGGGCCGCTTCCAATTTGCAGCTGACCGGGGACGAGGCGGGGGAGGAGTGTTATTTACGCCTGATGTTGTATGAGTCCCAGCTTTCCAACGGTTCCGATCCCAGCCAGGGGTTTCCGGCTGATTCCTGCGGGAATAAGCTGGTGGTGGATGCTTATAAGAAGGATGTGGTGCTGCGGCTGCATTCCCTGTCTACCAGCGACGTGCGCAAGTTGACGCTGCCTTTGGGGAGTGATTTTTGCGATTTTTTCGAGAAGATGGGCCTGCCGGTTTTTTCCGCATTGTTGGTTGATGGGGCCAGGGTGGACGGCGGGTTTGAGGTGTCCAGGGAGGGACGGATGCTGACGGTGAAGCCCGATGGGGTGACGACGGATGATGTCGGCGCCGGGAGCATGGTGCGCCTGGAATGGGAGCAGGCAGAGGTGAGTTTGGACCGGTTTGCGGAGGGGTCGATTGAGATGTATCGTTTTTTTCTTCCGGCGGGTACAGTCGTGTCGATGCAGGGGTTTGTCTGCGTTTATGCAGGACAGACGGTTCGACTGAATTCGACGTTGAATGTGTGTTCTTTTTGCGAGGGTAATGGCGGTTCTTATTCGTTGAGGTCTGTGTTTTCCACGATGGAGAAGGCGTCTTTTACGGTGCTGGAGGACGGGGTTTATGTGGTGAGGATGGAGACCTGGACCGGAGGTTCCGTCAGTCAACGGGCCAGAGCGCAGCTGGAGGTGCCGGCCTGTACGGCATGGATGGAGGCGGAGGTGACCGAGGTGACGGCTTCCGCGGAGTATTCTCTTTGGGATAATGTGTCCGCGGTTCCGGAGGGTGTACCCCCGTCCGGGGAGTCGTTGATGTGGAGTTTCGCGGCGTTCCGGGGGGTGTACGGGTTTCCTTCCCTGGTGGATGTGTTTCAGCAGCGACTGGTGCTGGCCGCTACGCAGGCCCAGCCGCAGACGGTGTGGTTGAGCAAGACGGATGACCTCAACAGTTTCGAGGTGGGGAAGCAGGATGATT